TTATCTTCAAAAACATAGCTAGTAGTTCCGAATACTTTATCAATCTTTTGAGGAATGATCTTGGAGTGTTTAGACCATAACAGTATAATATCATGAGGATTTACACCGAGACTTTCAAGATTGTCTACAGCAGTAGCCACTTCCCACCCCATCCTAGTAACTGCGGGTTGCGCCATTAAAAATTTCAAAAATTATTCACCCTCGTATACTTTATAGTAGCTAGCAAAAATACCAACTAGCATTAAGCCAAAAATCAGAGAACTTAAAATTAACATAAATTGTTATCTCCTTTTTAAATCAATTATAAGATCCACATACTATAGTTGTTCCCCCTAATTAAGCCAACGTTACCATTTTGGGGATCAATTTCAATTTTTCCATAAGGTAAACTATCATAAGTCCCGCTAAAAGTATTAGTAGAAATATACTTACCTTTAGAAGTATACCAACTAATTGCCACTTGTTTAGATGAACTATTGTAATACAAAACGGCGAAATTATTATTACTATCAGAAGCAATGTCTAATAGATAATACCCAGAATTAAAAGAAATATTTATAAATAATGTACCTGTGTCTGGATTTTCAAAGAAAAAGGTTTGAGCATCCTTATTTTTAGTACCGTAGCAGATAGTGCCATCAACAGCTACTGCAATTGTATCACTAGTACCATTAGAAGCACTTGACAGATGGTATTGTGGCAAGGTTTTAGTTATACTTAATGAATTAGTGTCAAATACTTTAATATCACTGGTACTCGGATGAATTAAATAAGCTAAATGAGCACCTTTAATTGGCGCCATAGCAATATCACCAGTATTATCAGTATATCCACTAGAATAATTACTATCCCAATTATTTAAATTTTGAAAGTATAAATTGCCGTCAGAAGCCCAATCAATTCCAGTACTTCCAGTAACAGATGTTCCATACATATAGCTTGTCAGAGGATCTGTACCTTTAATAGCTGAATTGCTATAATATTGAACTAAAGTACCAAAATCTGAATATTTACGATAGGATAATTTGCCATTTTCATTAACAAAAGCTCCTGAATTGTCATAAGGTACTCCACAAACACTTTGGGCACCTCCTGTATTACTTTGATCAGTATAAATATTACCATCAACACACATACTTCTTAATAATGTTCTATTTGCAGAAGTCGCATTACTAGCAACTGCAAAATTGGAAGCTGAAACTGCGATTGAATTAGGTTGATAAATATTACCAGATGGATCATTTGTTGATAAATTAATTGAATTCATAAGATTACTGTAAGTTAACTTATCAATTCTAAAGGCTTCTATTCGTGACTGATTTTTAGTATAAGTTGCTGTATTGGATCCATCTGGAGTTAGCTTATATACAGATTTATTAATGGTACCTGCATAGACATTACCATTATTATCTACTGCTACATTATTAACATAATCGTCTGCAGTAAATTTCCATACTTGTTTACCTGTACTATCTAACTTATATACAGATTTACCACCAGTACCTGCATAGACATTACCACTATTATCTACTGCTACACCGTAAACATAATCGTCTGCAGTAAACTTCCATAATTGTTTACCTGTACTATCTAACTTATATATATAAAAATTATAAATACCTGCGTAGACATTACCACTATTATCTACTGCTACACCGTGAACATAGTTATCAGCAGTAAATTTCCATACTTGTTTACCTGTACTATCTAACTTATATACAGATTTACCATCAGTACCTGCATAGACATTACCACTATTATCTACTGCTACACCGTAAACATAATCGTCTGCAGTAAATTTCCAAGGGATACTTGTGTAAACAGGGTTTTTATAATTTTCACCAATATAAAGCATATTACCATTCTTGACCATCTTTTTAACATTCCAACCAGCGTCTAAATCAACCAACTTCTCTTTATTAATTTTAGTCCAGTCACTATTAGCATTGTAATTTAAAGCATAAATATGAGAATTACCACTGCTATCCTTTTCTGAACCATAACTAGTAAATTTAGCTGGGACATCTACCATACTTGCAGAACTATTACTGCCATCTTTAGATTTTGTGACATTACTTACTAAATTATTGTAGGCATCATAATCAGTTACTAAAGTTTCTATTGTACCATTAGCCATAGCTGGAGTAGAATAAGTTAAATAAATTAAGTTAACAATTGAATTGCTTTTGGTAGCAGAGAATAAAGTATAATTATTTCCTTGATTAGATAAGTAATAATTAACCTTATTATCATCATATCCAATAGGTGCATAGCTTATTTTAGTAGCTGATTCTAAATTACTAGCTTGTGTACCTTCCAAATCTAGTGCGGTTGATGATGAAGCATTGTATGCCTGAGATCCAGTAGAATTATAAGCTAAGAAATCACCTGCTGTGCAATTACTATTATTGCCAAAACTATCTAATGCTTGCAAATAAAATGTCCCTAACGATGTATTTGTTGCATGGTTTATTGGATAACTATTACTCATATTAGAATTATCAATAATATCCACATACCCATTAGGATACGTAACTAGGGTAACATTATAATTACTTATCTGATACTTAGAATAAGTTACATCTACCGGGTTAGCAGTACCTTGACCATCATGAACACCTGTTAAATCCGAATAATTGTTTTTATTCCAATAATCAGTTTTACCAATATATGACCAACTATTTTGAGCAGTATTAAAAGTTAAATCCCCACAAATACCGTTGACATCAACTATAGTAGCATAAATATTCCCATCATTCTTACCTACCCGATTAATACTTTGTGTATCAATCATATAAAGTAATCCCTTATCATCTAACTGCAAATTATCAATTAAATAGCTATCATTAGCTGATGTCCATAACTTAGTAGCTACTAAATATCGCCAAATAATATTACCATTATGGGCAATCCCTAATATTTTCTTACCGTTATGAGCTAAGCCAATTATCTTTTTACCGTTATGTGCTAATCCCAAATCTTATCCACCTTCTATTCTGTCCAATAATAAAAGTTACTGGTATCACTTGTAGAATTTGTTACTGCGCTATCTGCATCATTATTTGAGCTAGATTGTAAAAGTTTACTAATTGAAGTATTAGCAGATGTCAATACTGTATTACTTGCAGTCGCCACATCATTAGTAGTTGCCACTGATTTGTTGTTGACCGTTGGAACGGTGTCAAAATTGTTAGCACCAGATAGGTGGGCTACTTTGGAATCATTAGCAATTTGAGTATAATATGCCTTTATTCCATCTAACCAAACGTGATACATTGATATTACTTGATTAGGGCATCCAATTAAGAAACCTTCACCAAAAGCACTGCTCCCTGTATTATTACGTTGTATATCAATAACACCCTTAGCTGATGACATGCCGTTAAAAGGATTATTTACCACTGCACCATTTGCATAAACTGTATGGAATCCTGTGCTAAGGCTCATTAGAGTGGCTGATAGGTCTTGGCTGCTACCAGTTAAGTTAACAAATGGAGTACCATCATCATTAGTTACTTTATTTTTTTGCCAGTTTGATGTATCAGCTGTATGCACAACTTTACTATCGTCAGCAGGTGTATAACCAATTTTATCTTGCTTGGCGTTAACCTCTTCAATTCCAGCTACATCACTAGCTGGTTTACGCATATCTGAAACGTTAACTTTATCTTCTGGAGCTGGTGTCCAATCAGTAGCTTGTGTTCCCCAGTACAAACATAATGAGTTCCCTAAAACTGTAAAATTATGAGATGTCATATTTGGTTTTGTCTGCAAAAGGTTGATATTAGGTTTGCTACTATCTACAGTGTCTAAGCTTTGGTCAAACTGTAAAGTATATGTTCCTTTCCAAACGTTGTTACCTATTTCAAGCCACTTAAAACCGAGAAAACTAAAGTAGTCAATTCCAATAACAGCATCAGCACCCCATGAACCTCCGTCTAGCCGTATTCTGTCAAAAATACTAGTTTTTGTCGGGTCATCTGGAGTATTTATTTCAAAAGAAATCGTGATAGGCTGAGTAGTTTTTTTGTTAGTAATTTTAAAAAATTCTGGAGTAACTGCTCCAATTAGAGTACTAGACCATCCTATAGCATTATCCACTGGTGTGATTAAAACATCATCTGGGTTCGTTGCCATGTTTCGTCCACCAATAGTATCACTAGTTTTATCAAAGGCATTCGAAATGCCAGTTTCCATATTATTTAACTTATCAGCAGTTGTTGTTCCACCTTGAGTAACGTTTTGCTCAAAACTTAGAGTAGGGTCATAAGGAACCCAATTTGATTTTTTATAGCTCATTTATTTATCCCTCTTATTTTATTTTATCACAAGTACATATACAATCTTAATATATGCCTAAATACACAAAAAGCCCCCTTAAAGGGCTTAATTTACTCAATATTACTTAGTTGTAGTAGTTGTCGTTGTTGGTGCTACCGTAGTTGTGCTAGTTGTAGAAGTGGTTGTTGTTACTGGAGCCTTAGTTGTAGTAGTCGTACTAGTTGTAGAAGTAGATGTAGAACTAGTTTCATTGTACAAACTATTCAAAATCTTAACTTCTGTATTATCATATGAGTCATATGAGAAGAATTGCAGACTTTGAAGATAATATGCCAATGCCTGAATAAATGAAACTGCGGGCTCTCCAATCACAGCTGACTGTTGAATACCTCCCGGATTTAAATCATAAGGGTTATCAACGTATCTTTCCGCAACATAAACTACTCCAGGAACTGTAGTAGTCTTACCAGTACTATCAGTTACTGTAATATCTTGTAATGAAACTACTGGTTTAGGATCTTGGTCTAACTGACCCGTAGTAGGATTAAAAGTATAATCAAAAGCTTGATTATTTTCGATTTTAAAAACATGGTTATAGTCATTGCTATAATAAGGATAATAAACATCGCCAGAACCAGTTAAAATTTGAAACTCAACATAGTTACCATTAAGCTTGTCCATAGTGATATTTTCCTTAGTTAAACCACTAATTTTGACCATTTTTGTGTCTCCCTTTCAAAATTATTTGAAGGGTAATTATCAGCTATTTATAATGTAGAGTAACAGACCTTTATTTAAAATAATTAATAATCATTTTTCGTAATTTCAAATATTCTTTATGAATTTCTTTATCAGTATAAGGTGATTGAATAGCTAACTGACTAATTAGAGCTTGTTCACTTGGGTTACCCGTTGCTAAAAACTGAATAATTAAGTAATCTAACTTAATTAACTCATAGTTATTTTCTAAATAGGTCATCATAGATATTAAAGAATCATCCGGACCTAACGCCCCCATATGATTATATACTAATTTACCCCCTCGATCATAGGATCCATATTCTCCCGCTTCAGCATTATAATCCTGTAATTGCTCAACTGTAATATTATCTTGCTTTAGTAGAAACTCTTTAGGTAAATTAGGAACTTTAAAGATACTAAAATCAACTAATACAGGCATCTCTGTTTTGCTTAATAGCTTAACAGTATTTCCAATTAAACAGTAGTCTTGATCTTCAACTAATTTCTTATAGGGATTAGCAATGTAAATTCTAGAAATTTTTAAATCGGGATATTTAGATAGCTTACCTAATCTATTTTTATCAAAACGAATTAATCGCCCTTTAACCTTAATCTCCTTGGGCTTACCCGAAGGTTGTAATTTATTAACATACGAAAAATAAACTCGATCTTTTAATTTTCGATTAATATACCCTGGAAAGTCCACCCCTGATTTAGGATCATACTCCATTACAAGCGTATAAAAAGCATCTTGAATGTATGAGAACAAAGCTTTTCGATCAGTTTCATTAGAAAACCGATGGGCATACTTCTTGCCTAGATTATAGATTAAATTATGGTACTGATAAATTAGCTTATCTGGATCCTTAACAAAATCAACATTAAAACTGTCCGAATGAATATTCCCAATTGAATTAAATACGTTCTTATCTTTGCTGTTATAACCGATAATGTTAGTCAAAATATTCCCCCATTAAAAAAACAGTGTATGCATAATTTAATTATACAATGCACTGAATAATATAAGTTATTTTTGACTAATTCTAGTTTTCACCCTCAACTTTAATTGTGTACTTTGAATTTTTATCTAGCACAGTTGCATAACTTAAAGTATAAGGAATTTTTACCCCCGAAATATTTGTATAATGTCCTAGCACAAAATGGGAATAAAATTTATCAAGAGTAACCACGGCAATATTTTCAGGTTCTGTATAAGGATTTTTAATAACTAATAACCGTTTACCCTCTTTTTGAATATGCTGTAATCTTTCTCGAATAGTAACTAGGCTTAAAGGAATATGATCTTTTTGCCGATAATCAGTAGGATTACGATTCATAATATCAATTAAAGCATCATGCTCTTGAAGATACTTGCGAGATGGCATTATTTTTTAGCCTTCTTACCTTTAGAATTTAACTCTTTCCAAAAATGATAGTTAGGGTGCTGAGCTGTTACCGGTAAAGATTCTTGAATCTTAATATAGTAATCTTTTAATCCCTCAATAATTGGAAAATCCTTTTCAGTCAAAGGAACGTTAGTATTAAATAATGCTGGATAGCATTTAGGGAACTCTTTCTTAATCAAAGCTTGCCATAATTCTTTCAGTACTTCTTGACCCTCTTCTGATTTAAGATAATCTATCCAACCACTATCTGATTGAAACTTTACCTCTTTGCCTTTATTGGATCCTTCCTGTAAGGTATAAGATTTCCAACCACCCTTAGGTAGGATTTTGTTAATAACTGCTTCCTGAAAAACATTATATTCAAAATCCAACCCAACTAATTGATTTTCATCATCGTGCATAACTGCAATTGGAGTTAATTTACCACCATTATCACCAATCTTAGATTTAACAAATTTAAATTGTGACCACTCGCCAATGGGTACTTTATCGGAAGCACTCTTAGTAATTTTTTTAATGTGACTCATGTATAAACGCATACTATCCACGTGTTCAACAGCTTTACCGCCAACGGTCTTAACCGTATTCAAAAAGGGATTCCCACCAATATCATCACGAGCTTGATTAAGAATTACTAATCCAGCCCCATTAGCAACTAAATTAGGTACCACTTTACGAAAGCCCTCTGATAGGGCACGAGCCTGCTGTCCAACTTGCTGGTCACCAATATCCTTGCTTGCAGTTAAAGCCGGCTGGGTCATCGCTAGAGTGTCCCAGATGAACAGAATTCGCTTAGTAGGATCCTTGGCATGCAATTTAGCGGGTAATTCAATTAATTGGTTCATAACATCTTCAACTGTAATAGGATCATCAATTGTACCGTCTTTTGCTCGATGAGGAGAAAATAGAATTACATCATCTGGATTAACCCCAACCCCCTTTAATCTTTCCTGTGAGGTCGTGTTCTCTACATCAAATAAAACTACAAAGACACCCATTTTTAAAGCAATTTTCATTGCCTCCTCAGTAGTTGTACTTTTACCACTAGAGGCAGCCCCAAAAATTTCTGTAATTCTGCCAGATAAAGGAAATCCCCCTAACATAGTAGCATCAACACTAGGAATCATTGTGGGTACCCAATCATAAATATCCCCTTTAATATCTGCATCAGTAAAAGAGGATAACTGATCATTAGTATTAACTAAATCTGCAAATAATTCTTTATCAATTGCCAAATTTTTTAACCTCGCTTAAAAATAAAAGAGCCAATCAGGGCTCTCTATTCAATTATTTACTTAAATACCTAAATTATTTAAAATATCTTCTGCGGAAGCATCTGGATCAACATCTGGAGCTGATTGTGAGTAATCATTAGTAGGTTTTGATGCTTGATCTTGATCTGGATTCTGCTCTACTTTATTATCTTTTAAATCATCATCATTAGGAAAACTACCAGTATCTTTCTTCGCATCTGTATCTGGTTGTGATTGTGGAATACTATCTTCACTATCTGGTAAATCAATTTGATCATCTTGAGAAGAATTATCAACCTCAGCTTGATAAGGATTTCCTTGCTTAAGCACTTGAGCCTGTTGATGTAAAGATTCCTTAAGTTGATTTAAAACATTATTATAAAAAGCAGGTGATGTTTCCTTTACATACCCGGTGAATAACTCAGGGTTATCCATATGAACATAATTATTGCCATCTTTTTCAAGATAATCATCAGGTAATTTTTCATTAATTGGTAAGTCTGGACGAACTTGAACGTCATATCCAGCACCCACACCATTAAAATGGAATGATACAGGATAACTTACATTAGCATCAATAAAACTCAAATCAGTTGGAAACTCTTTACCGTTATACTTAAATCCACCATGCATAACTTTATCAAGGAGAATCAGATAGGCTGAATTAGGCAATGACATTCCTCTAAAGACTGGATAACCATTACTATCTTTTTCCATTTGACCGTTTTTATCAACCTTAACTGTTACTACCTCATGACGAGTTTGCATATTAGCATTATAATTACTGTCTTGAAGTTTTAAAATATCTTTCTTAAATTCAGGATGTTCACTACGATAATTATAATTATATGAAATAGTCTTTCTTAAAAGCGTATATAGTTCATCACTAGATCCATTAAAATGCTCATCATTAGGACCCGGGAAAAATAGTGGAGCATTCTTTGATTTACCATCTTTAGTGGTGTAGCTAACAAAAATTTGACGATAATCATGAGCAAAAAATTTATCACCCAAAGGAATGATTCGTACAAAGGCATCATGCTTACTATTTAGCAGTACCATATCATGCTTACGAGTAACATCTGTATTATTGTTGTTAGAGCCACCGTCTAATTCACGTTCCATAATTTTGCTAAAATTCATTTATAAAATCTCCTTTTAAAAGTTATCTAAGCTAGTATCCAAAGCAGTATTTGGCTTGATATTGCCCTGTGCTCTCTTTTGAGCAGATACTGATTGCATTAAATCTTTACGCTGTTCAAATGCCTTAAATAAATTCTTAAGCACATTGTACTTCATTTGTAATTGACTAATTACTTGCTCATCTTCTTGATATTCCTTATCTAAAGAAATTTTAGCATTAAGCATTCCCTCAGTTGGCTTTCTTCCCTTATTAGCCTTAATCATCTCTGGATCAACCGTCAGATTAAGATAAAGCAAAGAGTACCTTCGATGCAAATTCAATTTGGCACTTTCTAGCTGTAAATTAACCTGCTCCATAATTTGACCAACTGTATAATACGTAATTGCTTGAGTTTCAAATGGAATATTTTCAGAAGAAAAACTTAATGCCTTTTGTGGATTAATTGACTTAATTTCACCATCGTAATCTCGATATTTAATATCTCCAATCGCATTGAATTTAGAAGCATCTATTCCCGACATTTGCTGCTTATACCCTCCTTTATTAACTATGACCATAGTATAGCACATGAAAATGAATTCAGCAACTTAATAACACAAAAAAAGCCCCCAAGGGCTTAATTATTTTCAAGATACTCTGATTAAATCTTTAAAATCTAAGTGAATATCTGGATCAGCTTTGTAACGATTAATCTTACCTTCTGAGAAAATAAACCTAGAATCAATACTTTGGGGATTCTTTAATTCCTTTAATGTTAAATCTCGCACACTCAGCCCCAATCTTCCTTTAAATAAGTACTTACCATTCAAATAAGTTACCCGAGGAATAACGGGAACTAAATAACGCTTTTCTTCCACCCGTTTAACCACAGGCGTTTGTGCGTAATCAGTTAGATACTTCATCAAAATCTGTTTCTGATCACTTTTAAGCTTTCTAAAAGCAGGGAACATGGTATTATACGCTTGCTCTTCATTCATCAATACAGTAATTAATACTGCATTATTATAATCATATGCTCGAATCACTCCGGGATCACTATCAACATCTAATTTCTTAACAAATTCCAATTCTTTTAATCGGTTAACAAACACTTTTGTCAATAACATTTTAATAACCTCCTTATAGCGTAAAGAGGCTGTTGGATTTACTTTTTATCAATTGAATAATCTAGTAAGGGAATATACTTATCTAGCTGATTAATCCAATGACTCAACTGATAATAATGAGCAAATCCCGCATCCTCATCTTCTTTACTAAAATTTTCGTACATTGCATCGGCTTCTTTCCGCAACTTTTCATGAATATCTTTCAATTCGTTCTCATTTGTAACTTCACAATTAATATGCATTGCTCTAGCCTTCCCTTACCACTTATTTATTGGCTAACTTTATTAGCTATTGTTATAATAGCTTATTTAAAATTACTTGTCAACTGTTTTATTTTGAAATATTGGTTTAACCTTGTTTAGCTTAGCTATCTTATCATGATAATCTTTCTCAGACAATAAATTATTATCCAAATGATCTTTTAAAATCTGTTTTGCATATTCAAACTTGGCATACATATAAATACTCTTAAAAGTTTTAGCTTCATTAGGATCATAATCTACATCATCATTATAATTACACCCTAACTCAACCTCACCATGTAAAGGAAATCTAAAAGTATCCTTACCGGTTTTCATTTCATTAGGTACTTTTAAATTATTAATAGGACAATACTTAACATCTGGAATATCAAGATGGCTAAAACAATATTGACAAATTTTAGCTACTTTATCAATTTCAGTAGGGTAAGTATCAACTACCACTGAGTCATGCACCGTAATAACTAATTTTGATTTTAATTTAGCTACTCTAAATAACTTAGTAATCGCAATTAAAGCTGTATTAGTACAATAAGATCCTGAACCCTGTATATCGGCGTTAAAAGCCTGCCTAATAGCTTTAGATGAAGCAGATTTATTATTAGACCCGATACCCCCCAAACGTCTTCTGAACCCCATCATATTTTCCACATACCCATGCTTTTCTGCAAAAGATTGGTCATAATCAATTTTAGCTTTCATCTTAGGATAAGCTTCCATAAGTCCATCAATAGCTTTTTTAGCATCTTTCAAGGGAATATGTTCATTAGCTGATAAACCTTTATCTGAGATACCATACATTGTTAATTTATACCGTGACTTTCGTCATACTTTAACACCGAATTAACGGTCGGTTTGGACTATATCTTGATCCTTAATTTTGGCTAAGGATCCTCCGCTTTACTTTTCTTAATTAAAAGAACTTTTTTATTTAGTCTTCACTAACTCCATTTAGTTAGCTATCTAAAAACTTAGTCTCTAGGCATTTACAGTAGCACTATACTACTGATTTAGCACGGTAGGTTAGCATTGCCCATTTCTGGGTTTAGCCTCTCTTTTCAGGCCCCTTCGGTAATTATACTTACCTTATTAGCCTATGCCCGTTTAACGGAGATTGTCAGTATAAATCGCTTTATAAAGTGGCACAAATTCTACCAAAAGTTGCGGCTTTTGCAGTACTACGAACATTACCAGTTACTTTTTGATCATCAGGAATATGCCAAATTCTACGAGCAGTGTTTGTATGAAAATCAATCCCATCAATTAAAGCCTGCTCCATATTAGGATCTTGACTTCGTAAAGCTGCCACATAAACTTCCAATGTTTTAAAATCAATATTAACTAGTACTCCACCTTTAAATCTACTCTTAAACATGCCCTTAATTGACCGTTTGTAGTTAAAATCATGTGGATTACCCGTTCGTCTAACCAATTGCTGAGTATTAGGGTTATTACTAATTAACCGAGAAGTTACCGTATTAGTCATGCCAAAATTTGAATGCAATAATCCTCTATTATCAACTAATTTAGGTAACTTAACAATGAAGCTAGTTAAAGCCTTATTTAACTTATTGTATCTTAAAAATAGCTTAGCCAAATCACTATGATAATGTTCTACCAAATAAGGTAAGGCATGCTTACCATCACAAACAAAATCAGTATACTTAAGATTGCTTTCTTTGGCTCCCCGTTCGATCGCAGTTTTAGTCAAATACTCTTTATCAAAAGGTAATTCATAGCCTAACAAATTATAAAATAAATATTGCTTATCCTTCGAGGAATTAAAATTAAATTTTACTTTCGGGTAGCCTTTAGCGTTAGTACCCCGATATTTATTACCTGCATTAACAATTTTAGCATCTCGATCAGCCGGCTTCTTCTTATACTCTAAATCTCGCTTCATTAGTAACTCTTGGCGGTCACTTTCAATTTGTTTGATTTCAGGAGAAACTTGGTATATTTCTTTAATAATCTTATTTAGCTCATCTTCATAAACTTGTTTTAAATCCTTAGCATACTCTTTATCAATCATTAAACCGCTTGCCATAATATCAGTTAAAGAATCTTGTAATTTAGGATAATAATTGTAAATTAAATTTTCCCATTTAGGGTTACCTTTAATAAGGGGCTTTAATTGGTAATATATGCGTAAACAAACATCTGTATCCGCAGCAGCGTAAGGATAAATAATCTTCATAGGTATCCATTCATAATTAAAAGTATCCCCATCAACTTCATTAACTGGTGGCTGATAATCTTTCTTATAATACTTAATTCCCTTTTCAGACTTATCTTTTTCTCTTTGATCTAACCAATCCTGATGGTGCTGTTCTAAATATTCTTGCTTATAATCGTCTAAAGGGGATTCATAACCACCCATATCCGTATATTGATAAGCTAACTCCTTCAACCCTTTAGGAACCTTGGGATCCTCAGTAACTCCAATATAATACATAATCATAGTATCTACTGTTTTAACTGAATAGGGTAATCCAATAGTTTCTTTTAAAAAAGTAATATCAAATTTACCATTATGCATTACTTTCCATTGATGATCGTCCATAAAAAGTTGCTTAATCCAATTATAAATTTGCTTTAATTGATTAGGAGACCAATCTGCGTCCTTATGAGCTAAGGGAATTGCTACTCCCATTTTCTCTTTCCACGATAAAGATAAAACAATTGGTTTAGCAGATACTTTTTTCCCCGTCCCATTTTTATCAAGAACATCTTGGTACTCGCCGTGCAAAGAATTAGTTTCAAAGTCAACCGCAATAATTGGATATTGATGTTTAAATATCTGATTAAAAATAGTTTTTACCTGATCAAATTGATTAATTAATTGATAATCACCTTGACCCTTTTTAAAGTATCCAATTCCTTTTCGCATAATAGTTTTTCCTAACTGAACATCTTTAGATAATAAAGATCCTTTAGTAGTATCTAACCATGTATACTCAATTGAATAAGTAGGTAAAACAGTTGCAGTGTATCCATCAAAATCTTTCTGAAAAGGGATACCCCGTTTCTTAGCAATCCCCGTATATCCGGATAATGCCTCTAAAGCTACTGACCCCATTCCTAAAACTAAATCAGGCTTAACCTTAGCTATCTTCTGATGTAGCTTTTCAAAATAAGGTTTAGTTAGCTTAGTGGTTAATTTTTTAGGCTTACCCAAAGCGTTTAAAGGTGGAACTGCTCCATAAGCAAACTCAATATCAACATCCTCAAAAGTCAATCCAAATCCTTTTCTAGGTGCTGTAATAATCTTAGCCAATTCCTTACCTGCTCTCGAATTGCCCAAAGATAATTCACCATTACTATTAGCATAATTTAATCTAATATAGTCTAATACAATCATTAATTTAATTTTTAAAACCCTCTTTCAATTAATTAATATTATACACGACTAATAAAATAAAGAAAAGGTGTTATGTTATTAAATATTATAAACTTAAAAATCAACAAATTATTGAAGGCAATGAGCAAGATTTTGACTGGATTAATCTTAACCACCCTGATGAAATTGAACTAACCAATTTAAGAGACAACTACCAATTGGATATTAGTTACGTTAAGCAGTCCTTGCACAAAACCGAAACTTCTCATGTCACCAATTTAGATGACAATAATAAAGATCCTCTAATTGTTGTTCAATATCCTCAAATAGATAAAACTGTTTTACCAAGCCCTTATCAAATTGATACCTACCCCTTAGCATTAATCTTAACTAAAATAAATGGAAAACTAGCCTTAATTACTTCATCGTATAATACCTCAACAGCTATTAATGACCTTATTTCAGACAGCTCAAAATATAAATTTAAACTAGATACCTGCAAGGATTTATCCTTAGCAATCATCTACGAAATTACCCAAGACTATAAAGAAACCGTAGATAAACTTAACTCAGATACCTTAGCTATTGAAGCTGATCTTTCCTCTGCAACGGATAACAACGTTATGTATCAAATTATGAGCTTAATTAAATCTTCGGAAGCACTATCTATTGCTTTACAGTCAAACAAACCAGTCATTCAAAATATTTTAAAAGATACTCAATATTTTAACTCCAATAACTACAACGACTTAGCCAATTTAATTAACAGTGAATTTGAGCAGTCTGAAGAAAATACCGATTATTTAAAATCCGTCTTAAATAGCTATAGTAACCTAGTTTCTTCAATTATTAGTAATAACTCCAATACTATCATGAGCACCTTAACTAAAGTAACTGTAGTCTTAAGCATCATTAGCACTATCGCTGGTACCTTTGGCATGAACTATATAGTTCCCTTTGCCCACCTATCAGATAGCTTTTACTATATGGTTATTTTTATGTTAATAGCTTCTTATGCTACCCTCAAGTATCTAAAACACAAACATATTCTATAGTACACAAAAAGCAACTCATTAGTGGGTTGCTTTATTTATCTGCTTTAATTTAGTTAATTGTCTAACCTTAATTGCCCTACGCTTGCCTAAATTTATTTGTTTATGGTTAATACCATCATAGTGTTTCCTAGGAGGAAGCTCCACACTTTCAAGCTTCAATAATTTACCAAACTTAATTGAATTCCCTTGTGCCAAATTTATTAAAGTATCTTCTTCAATAATCTTAAATAGTTTATTTAAATCTTTAATCAGGTACTCTGGGTGTTCACGGTTGATTTGATGGATTAAGTCTTCATTTTTAATATCCTTTTTCATTGTGGCAACACCTGATTACAAGCATCTTTTAAAGCTAATTGGTACTTCTTATCAGGAACAATTAAGTAATCTTGAATTCGCCACCTAGCCAAAGGCTCATGAGTTTCTTGATAAACCTTAGTCATTACTTTAATTGTTGGCACATATCTACCCCGATACTCCTCAAATAAAGTTTTATTGTGATCAGATAGTTGACTAAATTCATTACTAGATAGTGACTTAAAATGAATCTCCAATCGTTTAACAAAATAGCGTAAAACCGAGATATTGAATAAAATATCCCATGAAGATTGATTAATAATATCTAAAGTTGTAGTAATAACTGTTTGATCTTCCGCAGCTAACATAGCCACCTTAATATTTTCAATTTCTTTATCTGTATAATCTTTCTTTAAGGGATAAACTGGATAACTACTCTTTGATTTACCTAAATCTAGTAATACTGGAAAAGGAATCACTGAATCAGTCTCATATCTGACTAAATATTCTTGCTTAATTAATTCATGATTAAGTGTATCATTTGCTTTAAAGTTGTACTTAATCTTGTACAAAACTTGAGGAACAATATGTTTTTTAATTTGATTAATTGTATATGGAAAAGTATTATTTACATCTTGATAAGGCTCCTCGGTAGCAATATTTAAATTACTACTCCGAAAAGTATTACCAATATTTAACGTTGCTATATTACGCACAATTTTTTCTCCTTGTGCCAAAGGTGCCTACCCTTATTTTTAATATAACATAATTTGGCATAATTAATTAAAATACAACCATTAAATTATCATACAAATATGTACTAAAAAAGCCCTGCTAAGAGGACTCTATTATTTAGCAACAATCTTATTAATATATTTTTCAGTAGCTTTAATCACTCTCAATGTGTTATCAACCGACAGAGTGCCAGTATAGTTATCCAAAACTACCTTTTTATCTATCACATCAAAAGTTAACCACGCAACGGACTTATGCTTAATATATGCAATTACCGATAGCTTACTAGGGTTCTTTAAGGGATCAATTTCAATATCTAAATCGTAAGTTAATTGTTTTTTAGTTACTTTCAAATAACTGGTCAACTTCTTCCTCGGGCGATAATTGCTTCTTAGGGGCAACTTTACAATCCCAATCTAAGTTCTTATAATGCTTAAAAGTTTCTAATGGATTTAAAGATTGCAAGCCTTGCATGGTTAATAAAATATTGTCAAAGTCATACCTATCTTTAGTTCGCTTAATTGTATAATGGGTATTTAAACGAGCTACTCTCTGATCTTTACTCTGTAAAGTATGGTAAGCCCAATCTGTATAGGGCATTAAAATATAATTTCCTCGTCTATCCAAATGAAAAATTAACATTGGTGAATAGCCGTATTTCTTAACCCTACGACAATCTGTAGTACATTGCTCCCAAAACGAAGGTATTTCTCCAGTATTCAAAAAAACATTTTCTAAAGTAGATGCCTTATGATATTTAACTTCATAAGAAAAGCAATTTGGACTACCTATGGGAGCAAATATATCACCCGTCATTCTTAAATCACTGACCGCCCGAGTACCCCCAGCCCCAGACTGCAAAGTTCGCATATAGTTCTCACCAGTCCACTCAGACAACTGTTTGGCGACCACACGTTCCCCTGAATTTCCTTTATTATGACGTCCACTCCCACTCATTGTCATTAATTAGCCACAACCTTAAAATGCAAAATGATAACCAACTAACTGGTTACCCGATACAACTGATGATAAATACTCAATATGATCAATTCTACGCTTAAGTTTCACAATTTCACTAGGAGTATAAATCAAAGACTGATTAATAAAATTATTGTTTGATTTAGATTCTTTTTGACTATTCAATAATCGATTATAAAAAGCAATATCGTGATTAATCTTATAAACCTGCCAACTATCAAATACTTTTTTAAATTGTTGTAAATCTCCGTCAACCACTACTTGAATTAAGTCTTCAATATCTGTATCAGTTAAAAATGGTCCGTAATTGAAATAGCTTATTAACAAATACTTATCTGCTTGTTTAATCACTACAAATTTAATAACTGACTGCTTAATTAAATCTGCTGTAATCTCATCATAATTAATTTGATGATCTGCCAAATAAGAAACTTGTTTAGAATTATTAAATACCTTAACTTGTTCAATAACCTGATTAAAAAAAGAGATTAACTTAAATTTGGAGCCAGTAGTAACTCTAGTTGTATACATAGGAGACCCGCTTGGTAGCTTAGGCAAATAATCAGATACCTCATTAGCTACCACATTTAAATCATAATTGCCTGACGGATCAGGAGCAATCCCAAACGCTTCCTGTTGATTGCCTTCATCATCTTCTAATACCTCAGATGAAAGACCATAATAATCCAAAAATTCTTGTACACCCATAATTTTAACTGACTTTAAAGAAGTTGAAATCAAAGGGTACGTCTCTTTAATAACATCAAAAATTGCCATTACTTATCAGATCCTTTATTAATCCCCTTAAAGGGAATAATCTTACTGTTCCCTTGATCATCAATCCCGGCTTCCTGCCCTTTAGCAACTTTCTTTAATTTATCAACATATGCTTTAGCCAACTTTTCCCGTTGCTCTTTATTAATCTTATCTACTTTACTTTCTGCTTTATCCCAATCTTCCTCAGAGACATCAAATTTATGAGAAAGTAAAAATTGAGTAACATCAACCTGCTTAGCAATTTGAGAATAATTAGTCTGCAAGGATTGCAAAGGAATATCCAATAATTGAATTAAATCCCGAACTTTAGGACGCATCTCCAATACCTCATTAGCTCGTTGCTTATCCTCCTTTGATAGCAAAGGGGCATTTACCACTAGCATGTAGGCTTTCATTAAATCATCTTTAGAAATATCATTTTCGTGTTTCATTTTTAATCTCCCATATCTTTTTAATATTATTTAAAATATCTTGATAATCTTGATCACTTAAAGTTTGATTGTGCTTCAATGTGTCTACCAAGAAACCAATTGTATCAATTAAAGTAGCACTATAGGCATCTACATAATGTTGATAATCTTTTGAAAAATACATTAATGACTGGTACAACTCACTATACGTTACCTTATCTTGATCATGACTAGTAACTTTAGAATTAGGAGATTCCTTATCTGCATCTAAAGTTTGCCGAATCCGCATGTAGTCAATGAATGATAAAGGTAATTTAGGTGCACTTCTAATGGTTGCCATAAATATCATCTTCCTTAAATCAAATCGTTTATTTTGCTCAATAAGTTGATTGGTTGTGCTTTACTAACTAAATTTTGAGCTACTTGACTGCCTAAATCATTTGCATCCTGTTGACCATAAGGGTTATTAACTAGGAGTATTTTATTGGGGTTGTATAAGTAGCTTAGTCGATCAGCTAAATCATTTTCAATTACCTTAGCATCATTATCTAAAAATAATCGAATATCTTTATACTTTTGAGCTTGACTAACCATTAATTGTAATTGGCTATCAGTTACTTGCTTACCAAACGTAGCAACCCCTTGATAATGCTCATTAGTTACTGTTAAAGCATTAAAAACTCCCTCACAAATAACTAACGATTGTCCTTGTTTAACTTGATTAAGACCAAAAACTACATCATTTCTGGAATATTCTCCCTCATGAGCACTAGCATTAAAAGTTTTAATCCAAGGGTATTTATCAATACTACGAGTATTCCAATATACTAGCTTACCCTGCCAAAAAGTTTTAAATAAAATTGAATGATTAACATATAATTCTTTACCCGTTTTAGTTAAACATTTACCTGTATCTACATAAGAAATATCATTATCTTTAATTTGCTGCCAAGTCACCCCACGGGTATTTAAATAGGCAAAATAGGGATAAGCTTCGGGGTTATTAATGTTCTTAGTTAAGGGCTTCGTATTACTAGGCAAAGGGGGACAGGTTAGTTCTGACGGCGAAATGTCTTCACCATAATCTTCTAACTGTATATCTAAAAGATTATCATATAAATTATCCTTATTATCAGGAACCATCTCAATTGCCTGATCTTTTAACATACTTTCAGCATCTAAATAAGGGATACTTAATAAATCATGTAATAAGCTAGTTAATGATCCCTTACGATTACAATTATAACATATATACAATCCATTGTCTTGGTTAATATAAAATTTATGCTTTTCAGAATGACAAAAAGGACAAGTAAATCTCAACTCAG